GCGGTCGTAATAACCGTCGATGACGTTGATCGTTCCACCGACAACGGCGGTGGCCGGGTAAGCCGAGTACGTTACTTTCAGCGTTGCCGGTGTGTCGTTCTGCGCCGGATATACCCAAAACACCTGCGGGTCATTCGGGCTTGTCATGTAGTTCTTGACCGTCGAAGCGGTTGGTTTCACTGTCCAGCCGGCCGCAAAAGCATCAAGCGCCGTCTTGTCGCAGGGCAGGACGGGCGCTTGTGTCGCGCTGCGCATTTCAATGACGACCACGGCATCGGCCGGCAGCGCTTGCTTCGCCCCTGCGACCAGCGCCACATCAATAGTCTTGACGCAGGCATCGGGCTTGAAGGTGACGAGCGCCCTGGCGCCATCATTGAGCCAGCCGAGTTTTTCTGTTGCTGGCCAGCGCCGCTCGGCCACATCGTTGAGCAGAATCCCGGCGCGGGCGAGAATGTCATTGACGGCAATGGTCATGTCAGCACCACTTGATGCGTGAGGGAATGCGCGCCGCACCAAACCCTCTTGCTGCAGATACGGTAGCGGCAGCAATGTCGGCGTCGAACATGCGGCTGAAAGCAACTGCCATTTCTGGAGAAGACCAGGGCTTATTGAGGTACAGCATCAATTGAAATTTGGCGCCCTTGACAATCGCATCGCGAAATTTGGAAAACAGGTTGTCCGGGATTCCGCTTGAACTGTCCGAAGGCTTCACAGAAACATTGCAGCGCAGTCCGGTAGTCGCCGCCGCGTCAGGAATGGGATACAGTCGAGCCTCGGCCGGGGTTAATAGGCAAATCTCGCAAGGTGTTCCGGTGTCGTCTTTCCAGTCACTTGTCGATCTATAGGATTCGTGTTGCAGGATGTCGAGCGGTTTGTCGTCATACCAGGCCGATTCAATCCGCACGATTTCTTGTTTCGAATCGTCTGGCATGACTTGAATGGTCACGTCCCCAGCCGCTACCGGAATGGCCTCAAGCTCAACCTTCCACGCCCGTGTTTTCTCAAAGAATAACTGAGCGGCGCGGCGCAATTCATGCTCAGCAAGGATTTCTGGGCATTCCGGCACATGTGGCAATAAGTCAGGCAGGAAGGCCGACCATAGCTTGATCACGTCACTTCACCTTACGGGCACGACGGTGAGAGGGTGGCGTTACGGCTTCAAGGGGTAGAGCATCAAGGCTTTCTTCGCCCTCTCCATCACCTTCGCCATCGTCTTCGCCCTCTTCCGTTGTTTCCGTGTTGGCAATTTCGGAGGCTCGCGCAAAATCGTTTTCGTCCGCCGGTAGGAACATATCGGTGGCAAGAAGAGTCGCGATGTGCGTCTCATTGCCGACTTCGGCTACCAAGCGGCCATGCTCATCCGGTGTGAATCGATAGACAATGCCGGAGAATTCGGCATTCACCGTGCCATCCTTGCGCGGAGGAATAGTTGTTTCGAGTTTCATTGATCAGTCCTTAAAAAAACGGGGAACCGAAGTTCCCCGCCGTGATGCCCAGGAAAGGGCCGTGATGAAAGCGGGGGCAGCTTTACGGTGCAGCGCGATACAGCAGGGTCAGACCAAGCGTGCCGGCGGCAATCGTTTCCGGTGCTGTCGTCACAATCACGCCAACCAGGCGATCAGTTGCCGTTGGTGTGACACTGGCCATGTTGTTGAGCGTCGGCGTGATGCGTTGCTGGAAAGCTGTCTTCACGGCAGTAGTAGCACCCCAAGCACCGCCGCCATCGGCAGCCGCCGTCGAAAGCGCTGTAGCGTCAGCAGTCGCCATTACGCCAACGGTGAACACTTCTGCCGCAGCACTTAACCCCGTATCCAGATCAGTAGCATCGACAAGCACATCGACCGGAACACAACCAGCCGGCAATTTGGCAAAGGCGCCAATGTCGTTCTGATCAAGGTCGCCAGCAGCCAGTGCGATGGTGAAACGACACGCGACAATTTCCTGCCCTTGTGGAGTCGGCAGAGGTTTGCGGCCGGTCATGTAGTCATTGGCGGCCGAGGCATTTGAAAAAGTACCCATGTTGATTACTCCTTATCGGGCAGCAGCAGCGGTATCCAGAGCGAAAGCCCCGAAGTCCTGCACGCCTGCTTCAGTGGTGTAAGAAACCTTCTTGGTGCCGAAGATCGCGCTTGTCGAAATCACAACCTTGTCGCCGTTGTCGCGGGTTTCTTCGTGCCAGTCGAAGCGCAGATTTGTGCCGGGCGAACCAAAAGCCACGACAGCCGCTTGCGAACCAAGGAACAAGCCGCGCGCGCCTTCAACTGCGCCGGAGCCCCAGGTGTTGAAACGGATTACATTGCGGTGACTGTGCAGGATTACGCCGCGATACATACCGAGCGAACCTTTGAACAGCGGACTATTCTTGCCTTCGGCCGCTGCCGCTGCCTTCTGGATGTCGAGCCATTGACCCGTCGCCGTATTCGAGCGCAGATCATCTTCCTGGAAGGTGTGCATGACGCAGACAAACGTCTCGTTGCCGTCGATCTTGCAGGGCTGCAGAACCGGGATGCCGGTAGCGCCGCCGCCTTGCGAATCGGCCTTGGTCTTGGCGCGATCGATCAGGCGAAGATCGAACTTGTCGTTGCTGTCGATATTGGTGATATCGGTTGCGTCGTTGCCGTACAGCACATGGCTTGTGTCGCGAGTCACCAGCGCATTACTGGCGCGGCCGGTATAACCAATGGGCAACAGGAAGTTGGCATTGATGCCGCGTGCGCCGGACAGATAGATGAACAGCAGTTCATCCATCAGACGCCCCCACCAGCTTGATTGCTGGCGCTTGGCCTTTTCGCGCAGGTTATGCAGCGTGCGCTTGCGCGTCATGCGGCCACCGGTATTGACACCGCACCGGGCTTGGTCGATGTACAGAGTATCGGTGTAGAAACTCTGCTTCTCTTCCTTGCCCTCAAGCGTGTCCTCGCCTTCGACGGGAGCCATCTTGAGTTCGGCCAACAGATCGTAAGCAATCTGCTCGCCGGCATCGGATTCCAGATCGGTCAGAATCTGAACGGGAACTTCGGCTTCGGCGCCGCGCCCCATGAAACGCTGGTTGAAATATGATTTTTGCGAAGTGTCGTATGCCAGAAGTCCGGACCAACGCTTCACTGCCTTTGCGTCATTGACGCCGATGATGGTGCGTGCCATTGAAGTGCCCTCAAAAAATTACTAAACAATTGATGGGGCGCTTCCTGCGCCTCACAGCTCTACCTGCAGGTACTATTCAGCCATGCTTGCAACGTGATTCAACAACTTCCTGCCTTTCGATTTTCACGTCTCTGGGAGCGGATACCCGGAGCCGTGCCAACTGGCCGGACTTCTTGACCAGTTCGATTGAAACTTCGCTTCCGGAGGAAATCGACAGCCTTTCCCCCGGCCGTACATCCACTATCAGAGTTGATAGCGGTTCGCTCATCACAACCCCTGCGAGTAGCGTTCGCGCTGCGCTGGCGTCATTTTGGCAAGAGCGTTTTCAAGCTCCATGCCGCTCAGAGTGTCCAGGTTGGCAAACTCACCAGCCAAGTCTCCCGGCCCTTCGCCGCCGGGAACTTGCGCCAGAGTTTTCGGTACGTTTGCCACTGGCGGCTTGCGTGCTTCCTTCGCTTCTGCGACGGTTTGTTGTGCCGGCGTAGTCGTGACAGCAATGCCGTTCTTGGCTTTTACCAAGCGGTGCGCTTCTTCCAGGAACCAGTCGTTGGGTTTGTTGTTGTTGCGAGCATCGTTTGCCAGCGCCTTGACGAACATATCAAGGTCGGCCTGCTTGTCGGCGTCCTTGGTGTAGTCGATCTTCTCGTTCTTGGCAACTTGCGCAACGAAGCGCTTGACGCTCCATTCCCATTCCTGCGCTGCCGACTGCTGCGTCATTTCGGTAGAGATTTCCGCCTTGACCTGCAGTTTGCTCAATTCAGAACGCTCCGCCTCGATAGCGCGCAACGGAGCGCGCATTTCAGCGCGATCAATTTCGCCAGCCTCGAACTTGGCCCACAGCGCGTTTTCTTGTTCGGCCAACGCCGTCAATTTGTCGGCAAAGCCTTCCGGCAGTTGCGCCACATATTTTGGCTTGAAGCCGTCCGCTTCGTCGGCCACCGGTAGCTTTTGTTCGTCGCCTTGGACATCGCCGCTTGTGGTTGCTGCGGCTTCTTTCGTGTCGTCGACCTTGGTTTCCTGACCGTTCGCATCAGAATCATTCGCCTTGCTTTCTTCGGCATCGGACGCGTCATCATCGCCGTCATCCTCACCATCGGCATCAGCTTCGGCCTGCTGGCGCATAATCAGTTGCTCTTCCGGAGAAGCTTCGGCGTTGATCGCCTCCAGTTCCTCCGGAGTCATGGTTGCAGCAATGTCTTTATCCAGTTCGGTACTCATCGAGTCACTCCTTGACAGGGTTATAGAGGCTTCGAGGTTGCCATGCTTGCAACGTCAGGCACTCAAGATGGCGCTTGCCTCTGCTTCAGTTCCGGATATGTCAGTCAGCCGTGCCCGAATGGCAGCCCAATTCGCATCCATGACAAAACCGTCGCTGGCGCTAGTGGTTCCGCTCAACGTGATCGTTGCCGCGTTCTCGATCCAGTCAGTATCGTTGTTCGACACATCAATAATGATGGTGGCAGTAACGCGCCCGTTCCCTTTACCACGGCATGAATTGTCTTGACGCCAGGGTAAGAAAAAGAATCGGCAACTTCACTGGTTGCTGCCGCTGTTGCGCCGTCAAGTAGAACCTTCGGGCCATGGAAATCCGACATGGTGTGCCTCCTGTATTAGCCGGTTTTAAGAAATAACTGCATTACTCTTTGATCCACTCGATGATCCACTTGACGCATGTTTCATGTGCCCTGCGGCATGCCCCATAAAGATCAATCGTTTCGTACTCCCACAGGCGAATTGACAAGTCCTTTCCATCCGCCAGGACTGGCAGTTCTGGACAATTTGAGAGACACGCCTGTGGTGGAATCCTTGGCACCGTTGGCAGCTTCAATGGCAACGTTGAGCAGCCGAATTGACTCAACACTGCGCACGCAATCACTCCGAGCAGCACCAACCGCATCGCTAATGCCAGAGGCTTTAGCTTTTCTTGCGCGCTCTGCGGCAACGGCATCAGTTGCGGTTCGTTCAATCGCTGCGGCCATATCAGCCGTCGCCTGTTTGCTAGCCTTTTGAAGAGCGTCATTTACTGCCTTCTCTTTCTGTTGTGCCACCTTTGCGTCCCGGTAATCCCAGCCCAGCCAAACGGAACCAGCACAAGAGCCGAGCCAGAAAAGAACAACTGCGACAATGGCGGATAGGTTCATTCAGTGCGTCTCCAGCGCCATAAAGAACAGCGCCAACGATAACTGCGCCATCGATTGAGCGGCATGGGTTGCTCTCGCCGCTGCTTTGGCGCTTTCGGCCAGACTCGCGGCCGCCCAGCCAAAAGGCAAGTAAATTGGAGATGGGTTGCATACGGCAGCCTCTTCATCGTTTGGCATCATGTTTCCCCCATACAAAGGCGATATTCGGCTTGCCGGCGACGTACCAGACCCTTGAACACCTTGCCGCCTGCCGTGATGAAAACCAGCAGGCGCTTGCATGCGCCCTGCCAGTTCCCGGCTTTCTCCATGTCGTAAATACTGGTGCCGGGAATCTCGTTTCCGGCTTGGTCTTTGCTGCGCCGTTTGATGATGCCGACGCCCATATTCCATGCCGCGTCAGCGTAGGCAATGCGCCGTTCGTCCGGGAGGCCGGGCAGCATCTTGTCGATTGGAACGAGGTAATCCGGGATTCGTGCAACCAACGTTTCGACGCACTCTTCCTTGGTCGCAGTGTCGCCAAAATGAACGCCCTGCGTCTCGCCGTAACAGATGGTCGCCAGGTGCGGATTGGCTGGGTCTGGGTACGCCTTGGTGCGCAAACCCTCGAACGGCATGATGAATGCCGCGATGGCAACAACAATTGCCGCCGCGCCACTCGCAATCGTCTTCTTGTTGTCCACTTTATTTCCTTCCATCTTCATCGATGATGTGCTTCATGAGCGCGCGGCCAAACTCGTCTATCTTGGCGCCAATCCTCCGCACCCCTTCGGCTAACGTCCCCTCCAGCTTGTCGAACTTCCGGTCTAGCTCGTCTTTTGGGTAATAATGAGAAGCCATGCGGACTTCGAGGTCTTGCATTTGTTTCTGCCTCTCGTCGTTTCTTTGGAATAGCATTTTGATTTGCTCCCCCTGTTCGACATCCTTCTGGCGAAGAAGGTAGCCAATAACGCTAAAGACGCCACCGAGTACGAACAACGCTATTGAAACGATGGTTGCGATATCCATTTATTTTTTCCTCACTGTTGTTCTTCGGTAAGCTCTTCTTCAGGTTGGCCGAACTGCTCCATCAATTCTTCCATCTTCTTTTCCAGCGCGACGATCTGACGATTGGTGTTGGCCTGGATTTCGGCCACACGAATCTTGGTGTCGGCTTCGATGTTCGCTACTTCCAGCTTCACATCCGACTCACGGCCAATCTGCATAGTTCGGTTCGCCAGTTCGGTTTGTGCCTTGGCCAGTTGCTGCGCCAATTGGTCGATCTGGTCGGCGGCCTGCGATTGCACCTGGCGGATGGCTTGCTGTACGTCCGCCGGCATGCCGCCCTGCCCTGCTCCGGCTGCAGCCTCAAGTTGTGCCGCCTTGGCGTTGAGTTCGCGCACCTTGGCGCGTTGCTCTTCCAGGGCAAGCATGGCTTGCTCACGCTGCATCTGCATGGATTCGGACTGCATCTGCATTTGTTCCTGCGCCTGCTGCGTTTCCTCTGGCGTCATTTCCTTGTCTGGATCCCGCTCACCGGTAAGACGGCGGATGGCCTCGGCAATTTCGTCCTTGTTCGGAAGGTCGCTGAATTCCATGGCGATGGTCAGCAAGCGCAGGGAAACTTCCGGCGGCAGGCGGCCGGCCATCTGGTTCAGGCTTTCGAACATGACGCCGCGCAACGATCCGGCATAGTCCTGCTCGGAAACCATGAAATCGGCCTGGGCGCTTGTGATGTCGTTGATGAATCTGGTTGAACCGTCCGGCTGTTGCTCGGGCTGGTTGATCTTGATCCACTCAAGCTTGCCCTTGTTGCCGGACAGACGAATGACCTTCTCTTGGGTGTAGAACTGCTCGATCAAACTCAACTGCTTCTCGCCGGAAACCTGAGTGGCGTAGCGCAGGTTATCGAATGGCTCGGTCGTGACTACAGCGCCCTGCAGTTGCCGCGCCTTGATGGCCTCGCCCGATACTGCATTGGTCTGGCGCCCCATGTTCTCCTGGGAGACGCCGGCAGACTTCTGAATACTTTGGGCGTCCAGCGTCATCATCTGGACTTGCCCGGTGGCGCCATCGGTATCGTGCCTGATAGTAAGCTCTGAACCCTTTTTACGGACGATCAGACCATCTGGGCGATCAGCCTCATCACGCAAGTTCGCCCAATCATCAGTCGCGTCATCGGTCGCAATGATCTGATTGGTGTTGAGCATGAACAGCGCCTTCGAGGCGCGCTTATTCAAGTCTTGCTGCAGATCGCGCACCCGGCGGATTGCGCCGTATGGCAAGCGGTCGCGGTTGCGGCGATAGCACCATACCGGTGTCAGCGAGAAACGATTGTGCCGATAGATAGACGGCCCCATAGACAGCATGTGCGCCTCAGTGCAAACGGCGAAATGCACGCGCATCATGATCCGGTCGACAATGGTTGAGCGGTCGGCCATAACAGCATGAGCCAATACCTGATCATGCTCATTGAAGAAGGCGCCCTTCATCGGCCCATCAGAAACCACCTTGCACATACAGGGATGGCGATACTGCGCCTCTATCAATTTGACTCGGCGGCGTTGCATATCGATCATCGACCCGGTGCCAGAGGCGGTAATCGTGCCTGATTCGTTCGAACTCAGGTTTTCGCCGAGATACCAGGAGTCCTCTTCCTCTTGAGCGCTGCAGGCGCCGGCATCCTCGCATGCCTGCTGCTGTATCTGGGCTTTACGCTCCGGGAACATCATCACGGCAATGTCTTCATCCACCCAGCGCCAGCGGAACAAATAACGCGAATCAGACAGGTCCAATTCATAGCCGGAAGAATCCCACAGCACATTGCGCCAGTCTTCGTAGCGCGAGTAGAGGATGTCCTGCGTTGGGTCGTCGCGTGCGCCGTCGTCTATCCAACCAACGCCACCCTTGACGGCATCGGCAAAAGCGCGCGATCGCAAATACGGGGTGCGGTTGATATCGCTGACGTATTTCAAGACCTTTGTTTTGACATCGGCCATCTGCACATCGTCTTCGGTGCGCGGCAGCACACGCCAATCGACACGCGAACGGCGCTCGGTGCCAATCAGCCAATCGATCATCGGCGCAACTTCATTCAGCACCAGCGGCATCTGGCCGCGATCTTTCAATGCAGCAGCGTCTTCGGGATCCCATTGCTCGTTGTCGTAGAACGAATGATCCATCGCCATTTCAAAGCGATTTGTGGATTGCTTCTCGCGCTCCAGGTAGAACCAGGACAACAGCTTTGACAGTAGATCCCTGGCCGGCTGAGAATCCAGAACGTTTTCAGGCGGCAATTCAGCAGGGAGATTCGCGCCAGCATCGAGCCAGTCGCTGTACTGATCGCCGGGCGCCTTGCCGCGAATGGAGCGAACTTCATCCATACTGCGGCGTCTCTGTTTCGAGGATGATGTCTTCGCCACCGATCTGAACACCATCGGCCATCAGCTTCATTTCGCCAATGGATGCGGACTGCAACTCGGGGTCGGGCGCGTGCGGCAGGCGGATTAGATCGCCAATTCCTTCGATGATGATGTTGGCGATGCGGAATGCGGTGCTGCTGCATTCATCCATGCCAAGAACCTCTGCAGCCTTTGCCGCCTGTTGTGCCAGGTAGGCGGTGTTCTCGTATTTGTAGGCCGCCGATTCGCAAACAACGAACCATGGGGAGCCTTGCGCCCGGTGGGCAGGAAGCAGAACCAGAGCCCGCTCATCATTGACCCATGTGTAAACGGCCAGAATATCCCCATGCAGGCGGTGGAAAGCGGCTTTGCGAAGGTCGAGACTGACGCCCATGGCTGGCTCCGATGTTGAACAAATCGGAGACTGCCATGCTTGCAACGTGGATTAAGAGACTGGAATTGGCGCAGCCCCTATTCTCTGCCGGGGCTGCTTGGCTGTTGTACAACACGGCTGGCGACTAAGGTTATTCACGGTTTCAATGGAGTGACCGCTGGGATACCAACCCTGATTTGTGAAACATCTAAATTCTAATCGCCATGCGTCTTGCGGCTGCTTTGCACATTACCCGGCAGCCATCGGGGTTAAACGGACGTCGAAACTATCCGAAAGGAGGATGCCGCCTCGAAAGGCGCCCGCATGTGCAGTACGGGAGCGTAAGCAGCCACCATTCAGCCATGCTTGCAACGAATCATACCGCCATAGCCGAACCCCTGCGCTTGAGTCCCTTGCTTGGAAGCGTTCCAGTAGCAAACGTGTTGCCGGCATCAACTTCCTGCCCCCACTGGCGGAAGGCGTCCGAACCGTGGCAATTGTCATCCTGCTGGTCTTCGTCGCTCCAGCACCCAAGTAGCTTGTTCCACTTCTTACGGTAGTTGCCCAGCCGCTTCAAGCCTTGGTCACAACCCTCTTCATCGAACCAGGCAGACGCAAACGCTCCACGGGTCGCCTGAATGCCGGCCATCAAGTTCGAGACACGCGGGACAACCTGGAAACGTTGGCCTGGCATCAACTCCTCGAGCATTTCCTTGAGCGTCTGGTTCGTGTCGGCCGTCTTCCCCATCCGCTTGTAGTCTGCTTCATGCGGCAGGTAGTGCGTGCCATAGACGTAATTGTGCTCCTGAGCCATGCGCTGCAGGTAGTTGGCGTAGTGAATCAGGTCTTCGCCGCTGTTCTCGTAGTAGCGCAGGAAACGATGCTGCAACGTGGCGTACTGGTGCCACCAAATCGTAGTCATATCACCACGGCCGATATCCCAGAAGGTATTGATCGGCGCCGGGACCATCGGCAAGCAGCGCATGATGCGCCCACTGGTGCGGGCTTTTGCCAACTGCTCGGCGTAGTAGCAGCCCTCGGTCGATACCTGAAATGCTTCTTCTGCAAAGCTTGGATATTCCTGCCACATCAGCGATTGGTCGCCGCTGAAGTCGCTTTCGCATGTCGCAACGTACCAGGCGCGTTGTCGGTCGCTCAGTTTCCTGAGTATCCTCGCCTCAACTGCGTTGAAGTATTTTTGATAAACCGGCGTGATCAACACACTAGCCGGGTCAATCTCATATCCTGGGTCTTCCCACCATGCCGAGAAGTGAAAGCGGTAATCTTTTTCGGTAAGTTTCGCGCGCTTCTCGTCCAGAGCGCGGGCACGCTCAGTCATTTCATAGAACGGGCCTTCTCTTCCTTCTCCCGTCGATTCAATAACCAGAATTCCCGTCTTCGGAACGGCCGGGATTGATCCCGTGACGACTTCCTTGGCCTTGTCTGGGTATTTCGCGCAAATCTTGCCGAATTCCGATACATGCAGGCGGTGTATTGTTCCGGAACGCATTGACGTAGCGACTCGAATACTCGAACCATTGTGGGCAAACAACAACTCGCTTTTGTTCTCGGTCGCCAGCGGCATCGCCTGGCGCAAAGAATCCGGAAGGTTGTCATAGGCAAATTTAACTTTGTCCCGGAAAATCTCTTCTGCTGCTTCGCGATTGTGGGCAATAATGCCGCAGCGCAATGGATTCTTTGAAAACAGTGCAGTGTCGAGCCATAGCATGCAGATTAGCGTCGTAAATCCCCGCTGCCTGGCCTTGAGGATAATATTTCTATACCAAAGCCTAGCCATAAACCGGGACTGTGCGCTGTTCGGTTTGAACTTGATAACAAGCCCGTCCTCGTCGTCATCGCCCTTGATGATTATTTTGTAAAGCCCAGACGATAGACGCCAGACCGGGTTATCCAGATTCGCCGCAAGCTCTGCTGCGGTCATCTCAGGCACAAGCGCGCTAATTTGGCTTTTCATCACGCGGACCGCACACGGAGGAACGATTTCCTCAACGCAGCAAGAATCCGCGACCAGCCCATGCGCTCTTTCCACTCCAGGCCATCAGCGACCACGCGGTAACAATCAACGCGGCGCGTTTTGAATAGGTCGATTCGATGCTCTACATCGCCGAAGTCATGGTCGACCACGATGATCGTGCGCCGGAGGTCAGGTAGAGTCACCGGGTAATCTGGCGCTTCGCCTTCCTCGCGCAATCGCGCCTTGGCCATCTTGGCGCTTTGACGGGTTCGGTTTCTGTAGGGCATACCTTGCACGCTCCGTATATTCTTTAGTTATGCATTTGCCGCCGCCTTCCGTGCCCGCTTCGGCTTGGCGTAAGGTTCAACGCCGTGGTGCGACATCACGTTGCGGAACGGCGCGAAGTCCCGAGCGAAGCAATCCGCGCTGATTTCGTGCGCTTCCAGCATCGCAA